CTTGACTACCATGCGTACTCCGTGATTGATGTGTCCGCCATTCCGTATCGCGTTGTTGCCACATTCCGCAACAACGAGATGCCGCCCATGTTGTACCCCAATGCCATTTATCCCATCCTGCGGCAGTACAACAATGCGTACTGCTTGATTGAGGTGAATGATATTGGCGGTCAGGTTGCAGACATTCTGCACGATGAACTGGAATACGACAATGTGATCTATGTGTCCATGCAGGGGCGCAAGGGACAGGTGGTGAACGGTGGCTTCGGCGGCAAGGGGTCTTCCATGAAGGGAGTGAAAACCTCCACTGCCGTGAAGCGCATCGGTTGCTCTATTTTGAAAAATCTCGTTGAAGACACCAAACTGATTGTGGAGGACTTCAACACCGTGGACGAGTTCTGCTCGTTCGTGGCGAAGGGGGACTCCTTTGAGGCAGAAGACAACCACCACGATGACTTGGTGATGACCCTTGTGCTGTTTGGGTGGCTTACAACGCAGGCATATTTCAAACAGATCACAGGCAGTGACATCCGCAAAGACCTGTACGAAGACCAAATGAAGGCACTTGAAGAGGAAATGACACCATTTGGATTCGTGGATGACGGCAGCAGCAGCACCAATTTCACGGACGGCACAGGCACATCTTGGCGCATCGCGTCAGGGGAAAACCTAGATATGGGGTGGAATTTCTGACCCGTTCGTGAACCCTTCAAAATAATACATACAACAGAAGCGCAGTCATAGAATTGACTTCTTCACGAAGGAGAACCAAAAATGGCATTTAGAGTAAGCCCTGGCGTAAGCATCAAAGAAGTAGACCTGACCACGATTGTGCCTGCTGTTGCCACCACACCTGGTGGTTTCGCAGGTTACCTCCACTGGGGTCCAGTGGACGAGATCGTTACTGTGACCCAAGAAACCGAACTTGCAAATATTTTCGGCAAGCCACAGAACGACAACTATGTGGACTTCTTCACCCCTGCGAACTTGCTAGCGCAGGGCTTTCGGCTTCAATCCCCTCTGCTTCTGTTCTGTTCGCGTCCAAGTATCCAGGTGCGCTTGGAAACAGCCTGAAGGTTGTTGTCACCAGCGGACCAGGCACTACCACAGGAACCCTTGCAGCAAACGCTGCTCTTGGCGCAACCTCCATGCGTATCACCAAGGCTGCGGGAAGCACTGCATCGTTCAGCGTTGGTGACGAAATCACCTTTGCTGATGGAACCTCGGTAACTGTTAGTGGTGTATCGGGAAGAACTCCTTCTAGCGGAGACATCTTTGGTGTGTCGGGTTCTGCTACAGGAATCACCCTTACTCTACAGACCCTGTTGCCAAAGGCACAGACATCAACTACTGCTTTCACCCACAAGAGTCTGTACGCAAAGTATGTGGGTTCGAACTCGTACACTACCCCATTCGCAGCAGACGCTGGCGGATCGGGAGATCAGATCAATGTGCTTGTGTTCGACAAGGACGGCACATGGACAGGCACGGCAAACACGCTGCTTGAGAAGTTTGAGGGCTTGTCGCGCGCCACAGACGCCAAGAAGTTTGACGGTAGCAGCAACTACTACCGCACAGTCGTCAACGATCAGTCTGCTTACATTTGGGCGTTGCAGGCAGATGTTCATAGCAACAACAGCGGAGCAGGATTCCAGGCTACCAAGACAGACTGGATACGGATCGGTTCTGCTCTTGCATTCGAAACCTTCATGGCAGACAATGTAAACTCGCTGCACATGGCGGGTGCTACATCCGCTGCACCAACCGACTCCGAGCGTTGGGCAAACGGTTGGAGCAAGTTTGCGGATGCCGACACCGTTGATGTTTCGCTGCTTCCAACAGGAAACGCCAGTGCAGTTCTTGAGCAATTGATTGTGCAGAATGTCTGCGAGAAGCGTCTTGACTGCATGGCGTTCTGCTCACCCGCACAGAGCGATGTGGAAAACAAACTGCCGTATGAAGCCTTGAACAACATCAAGACCTTCCGCGACAGCACCTTCAACATCAACTCGTCCTACGCAGTAATCGACAGCGGTTGGAAGTACCAACTGGACACCTACAACAACATTCTCCGCATCATGCCGCTCAACGCGGACATCGCGGGTCTTGTTGCTCGTACCGAGTTTACCAACGAGGCTTGGTTCTCGCCTGCGGGTTTCAACCGTGGTCAGATCAAGAATGTCGTGAAGTTGGCGTACAACCCCTCGTCCGAGGCTCATCGTGACGAACTGTACACCCGTCAGGTGAACCCTGTCGTATCGTTCCCAGGCGAAGGCGTGATCCTGTTCGGTGACAAGACCGCACAGACCCGTCCAAGCGCGTTCGACCGCATCAATGTTCGCCGCCTGTTCATCATTCTTGAGAAGGCAATCGCCACGGCTTCGAAGTTCTTCCTGTTCGAGCAGAACGATGCGTTCACTCGCGCACAGTTCAAGAACCTCGTGGTTCCGTTCCTCAAGACCGTTCAGCAGCGGCGGGGTATCACCGACTTCAAGGTGGTGTGTGATGAAACCAACAACACAGGTGAAGTAATCGACCGCAACGAGTTCGTGGCTGACATCTTCGTCAAGCCAACCCGTAGCATCAACTTCATCCAGTTGAACTTCATTGCCACAAAGACAGGCGTAAACTTCAGCGAAGTCGGCGGCTGATCGTCTAAATAAGACTAAGGAGTAATCCATGCCAGTAGATCCTACAAACAATATTTCAGGATTTGTAAACGCCTTCGCTGGCGGTGGTGTACGCACGAACTTGTTCATGGTCACGGGAAATATCCCTGGCTATGCCAACAACCGTGCCATCTCGTTCTTGTGCAAGGCTGCACAGATTCCTGCGTCCTCGCTCGGCACGATTGAAGTGCCGTACCGTGGTCGCCGCATCAAACTGCCTGGTGACCGTACCTTCCAAGACTGGACGATCACGGTCATCTCCGATGCGAACATGAGCCTGCGTTCGGCATTTGAGTTTTGGAGCGCAAACTTCAACTCCCATGTGTCGAACATCAGCACCACGAACTTTATGCAGTTCATGCCCACTTGGTCCGTGACACAACTCCTCCGTGACGGTGAGGCTCTTCGCACTTATAACTTCATCGGGTGCTTCCCGAGCGAAATCGGTGCAATCGACCTCTCCTACGAGAACAACGATCAGATTGCTGAATTCCCCGTCACAATCAACTACTCTTGGTGGGAGGCTGCTGCTGGTGCTGCGGTTCCTGCCACTGGTACTGGTCAGGAGAGCATTCAGGCTCTTCTACAGCAGGCGGGAATCAACATCGGTCAGGGTTTCTGATCTTTCACTTTGACAGGATTTTTTATTCATGGCTATCAAACTATTCGGCTTTTCTATTAGCAGAGAGACAGGGGCTTCTTCGGAGGAAACTCCAAAGAAGTCTCTTTCCTTTGTTCCACCCGACTTTGATGACGGTTCGATCCCTATCGAAGTGGGTGGCTACTTTGGAGCGGTAGTAGATTTTGATGGCACAATCAAGACTGATATTGAACTAATCAAGAAGTACCGAGACATGGCACTTCACCCTGAAGTGGAGTCAGCCATTTCTGATATCTGCAACGAAGCAGTGGTGTACAATGAGACATTTTCTACTGTCAAGGTGGACACCACGAATGTGAAGCAACCGAAGTCCATCAAGGACAAGGTAGAGTCGGAGTTTGAGGAAGTTCTTCATCTTCTGAACTTCAACAGACGCGGATACGAAATCTTCAGAAAGTGGTATATCGACAGCCGCCTGTACTACCACATCATTATTGACGAGAAGAACAAGAAAAAGGGAATTCAGGAACTGCGTCCCATTGATCCCACGAAGATCCGCAAGGTTCGCAAGATCAACAAGAAGCCACTAGACGACAAGTCTGGTTCTGGTCAGGGAGTAAAAGTTGTTTCTTCTGTTGAAGAATTCTATGTGTACAACGAGAGTGAGCCAAACTCCACCGCTCTGTCGATGGAAGGGCTGAAGATTCAGCCAGACTCCATTTGCTTTGTCCACAGCGGACTGTTTGACTCGTACCACAAGAAGATCATTGGCTATCTGCACAAGGCTATCAAGGCTCTAAACCAACTCCGCATGATTGAGGACGCTGTGGTGATCTACCGTATCACCCGCGCTCCCGAGCGGCGTGTGTTCTATGTGGATGTTGGCAACCTGCCCAAGCAGAAGGCAGAAGAGTATGTGCGCGGACTCATGCAGCGGTATCGCAACAAACTCATGTACGATCCCAACACGGGTGAAGTGCAGGATTCGCGCAAGCACCTGTCCATGCTTGAGGATTTCTGGATGCCACGGCGCGAAGGCGGTCGCGGCACAGAGATTCAGACGCTTGAAGGCGGTCAGAACCTTTCCGAGATGGACGATGTAAAGTATTTCCAAAAGAAACTTTTCCAATCGCTCAATGTTCCTGCATCGCGGCTTGAAGAGTCTACAGGTTTCAATCTGGGCAAGGCTTCTGAAATCTCACGCGATGAGGTAAAGTTCTTCAAGTTCATTGAACGGCTTCGCATGAAGTTCTCTGAACTGTTCTTGGAACTTCTGCGTGTTCAATTGGTGATGAAGGGCATCATCAAGGAGAGCGATTGGGACGAGATGGAAGGGCAATTGGCTTTCCGTTTTGCCAAGGACTCCCACTTCACAGAACTGAAGGAGAGCGAAATTCTGAAAGATCGCCTGCAAACGGTGCGCGATGCTGAAGATTTCGTTGGCAAGTATTTCTCCCGTGAGTGGATTCGCAAGAACATTCTGCGTCAGACAGAGGACGATGTGGAGCAGATTGACAAGCAGATTGCGGAAGAGCAGGCAGCAGGCATCATCATGTCTCCTGACCAACCACAGGGTGGTGAAATGCTTCCCACAGGCACAGAACCTCCTCCGCAGACATCGCAATCACAAACAGGTGACGGTGGAGAGCAACCCCAGATCACTATTGGTGAAATTGTTCCTGAAGACGAAGAAGGCTTTAACGATTGAGGATATAAATCATGATACAGTCTTATGAAGAATTCAAGACCGCTGTGTTTGCCGCCCTCCAAGACAAGGTTGCAGAGCGGCTGCAAAGCGAGCGCGAACATATTTCAAACAGTCTGCTTCTTGGCAAAATGCCAGAAGATTCGGAAACCGAAACCCAGTCAAACGCTGAATAAATCTAAATAATCTTGTCTGTAAAAGGAGAGCAAATGGACACCAACAAGCACATCGCAAAAGCACTGCTGAACAAGAGTTTTGCTGAAGCCAAGGAACTGGTTTTTAAGTCGCTGTACGCCAAGGCTTCACTTGCTCTTGACGAGGCTCGTTTTGCTGTGGCTACCGCCGTGTTCAACGAAGCCAAGACCGCTCCCGACACTGGCGTTCCCGCTGGTGCAAGCGAGGACAAGTTTACCGCTGCTCGCGCTACCGTCAAGAAGGCAGGCTACAAGGCTAAACTTGGCAAGGGCGTTCCCGCTGGTGCGATGAAGGAAGAAGCGGAGCAGATTGACGAAGTGTCGCCTCCAGGCATGGAGAAGATGACAGGCTCCAAGAAGACCAAGGCTTCCTTTGCCAAGCAGTACGGCAAGCGCGGCAAGAGTGTCATGTACGCCACTGCGTGGAAACTCCACAACAAGAAGGCGCAAGACTAATGAAACTGATCACCGAAACAGTTCAGGACATTAACATTCTGACCGAAACCAAAGACGGTCAGAAGCATTACTTCATTGAAGGCGTGTTCATGCAGGCTGAAGCGAAGAATCGCAACGGTCGCGTGTATCCCATGCCTGTCATGGAGAAGGAACTCGGACGGTATCAGAAGGAATATGTAAAGACGAATCGCGCTATGGGCGAACTGGGTCACCCCGAGGGTCCAACCGTGAACCTAGAGCGCGTGTCCCATCTCATCAAGGACTTGCGCCTTGAGGGAAACGATGTCTACGGCAAAGCCAAGATTCTTGACACCCCCTACGGCAAGATTGTCCGCAACCTCATTGACGAGGGCGTAAAACTGGGCGTTTCGTCCCGTGGCATGGGCAGTCTGAAGGAACAAGACGGGGTGAATGTGGTGCAGGAAGACTTCATGCTTGCCGCTGTTGATGTGGTTGCTGATCCATCGGCTCCCAACGCTTTCGTCAACGGTATCATGGAAGGACGGGAATGGATTTGGGACGGTGGAGTTCTCAAGCCTGTTGAGGTTGAGAACTACAAGAAGATTATTGAAAAGACTCCCTCTCGTAACTTGGAAGAACAAGCCATGCGGCTGTTCAAGGACTTTATCTCAAAACTCTGAGCGAACTACATAAATTCAAAGGAGACTCACAGTCATGGCTAACGAAAAGATCGAAGATGTCATCAAGAAGACCTCCGATGAGGAAGCCATCGCTGAGGAGATCGTAGAAGAAGAACTCGAAGAAGCCAAGGACGAAGAGTCTGAGGAAGAAGAGGAAGAAGAGGAAGAGGAAGAAGAGGAGGACGAAGAGGACTCCAAGGGCAAGAAGAAGATGCCCGCCTTCCTCAAGGGCAAGTTTGGCAAGAAGGGCAAGGAAAAGATGGAAGAAGCCGCCTCCGACTACGCCAGCACCAAGATGAGTCACGATGTCAACAAGAAGGGCGCAAAGATTGCCGAGCCGACAGGTGACGCCAGTGGCAAGAACCAAGCCACCATCAAGGCAAAGCCATCTGCTGCCAGCGGCAAGATTGAGCAGCCCAAGGCTATGAAGGAAGACATTGACGCACTGTTCAGCGGTCAAGAACTCTCCGAAGACTTCAAGGCTTCGGCTGCGACTCTGTTTGAGGCTCACCTCAGTGAGCGCGTTCACCAGATCGAAGAGCAGTTGAAGGGACAGTACGAGTCGCTGCTTGAGCAGCACACCGTTGCTGTCACCGAAGAACTCGTTGAGCGCATTGACGACTACCTGAACTATGTGGTCGAAGAGTGGATGCAGGAGAACCGCCTTGCTGTTGAGCAGGGACTCCGCACCGAGATCACCGAGAACTTCATTGGCAACCTCCGTTCGCTCTTTGCTGAGTCGTACATTGAGGTTCCCGAAGAGAAACTTGATCTGTTTGAGTCCACCGTTGAGCAGGCGGAAGCCCTTGACGGAGAACTGCATCAGCAGGTTGAAAAGAACATGGAACTGGCTGAAGAGGTCGAGCAACTAAAGTGCGAGATCGTCTTCCGCGAGATTTCCGAAGGTCTTGCCGACACCGACATCGAAAAACTCCGTCGTCTTGCAGAAGACCTGGATTTCGATACGGTTGAGCAATTTGCCGAGAAGGTCGCTGTTCTCCGCGAGAACATCGAAACCATCGGCTCCACCGTCACCGAGGGAGATGCCAACGAGGAGTCCCTAGAGGAATCCTACGAGGACGCTTCCGAGGCTTCCCCACTTGTCGAAGCATTTGCGCGTTCGATGAGTAAGTCACGAGAGTAATTCACAGTCACAGACTGTTTAAAAGTTTCAAGGAGATACTAACATGGCAGAAGATAAGTTTCTAACCGAGCAGGCACTCCGTAAGTGGAAGCCCGTTCTCGACCACAAGGACATGGCTCCGATCACGGATGCCCATAAGCGATCCACAATGGCTACCCTTCTGGAGAACCAGGAGAAGGCAATCAAGGAGCAGATGCTCGTTGAGGGTCCAAGCAACGCAGTTGGTGGCGGTATGTCGCCCGTCATTAGTGGCGAAGGCAACATCAGAGGTTACGACCCCATTCTCATCCAACTCGTTCGTCGCGCCATGCCCAACCTCATGGCTTACGACATCTGCGGCGTTCAGGCTATGTCGGCTCCGACAGGCTTGATCTTCGCAATGCGTTCGAAGTACGGAGCCACCGCTGACGGTGGAGCATTCGGTGCAGAAGCCTTCTACAACGAGGCTAGCCCCTCGTTCTCGGGTCTGAACTCGGGCAACACCGCTGGTGGCGCACTCGCTGCTACCGCCACTGGTCTTACCCTTTCGACCTCGGCTCTTGATCCGCTGCTCGGCACATTCAACGCCAGCACCAGCGGCATCACCACTGGCGCAGGCATGAACACCACGACTGCCGAAGGTGTTGCTCCTGCTCAGATGGGCTTCAGCATTGAGCGTGTTGCCGTTGAAGCCAAGACCCGCGCTCTTGCTGCTTCGTACTCGGTTGAACTCGCCCAAGACCTCAAGGCTGTTCACTGTCTTGACGCTGAAACCGAACTCGCCAACATTCTCAGCACGGAAATCCTTGCTGAAATCAACCGCGAAGTCGTTCGCACCGTGTACAACAACGCTGTTCTCGGCGCACAGCAGGGCGACCTGTACTACAAGACAGTTGCTGGTGGTCTGACCACAGGCACTGGTGCGCTTGATAAGGTCGGCGGCATCTACGATCTCATTCAGGACTCTGACGGTCGTTGGAGCGCGGAGAAGTTCCGTGGTCTGATGTTCCAGATTGAGCGTGAGTGCAACCAGATCGCCAAGGATACCCGTCGTGGCAAGGGCAACTTCATCGTCTGCTCGGCAGATGTTGCTTCAGCCCTCGCAATGGGTGGCTTCCTGAACATCAGCCCCGCGCTGAATGTCAGCCTTGATGTTGACGACACGGGCAACACCTTCGCAGGTACGCTCAACGGCAAGATCAAGGTCTACATTGACCCCTACATCGACACCACTGCCACCAGCAGCGGCAACTTCATCTGCGTTGGATACAAGGGAACCAGCCCGTATGATGCGGGTCTGTTCTACTGCCCCTATGTCCCGCTACAGATGATGCGTGCAGTTGACACCACCACCTTCCAGCCCAAGATGGCGTTCAAGACCCGCTACGGCATGGTTTCGAACCCCTTCGCACAGGGTTCCGCGGTTGGTTTCGGTGCGCTCACCACTCGTAGCAACAAGTACTACCGTATCTTCCGCGTGGACAACCTCCACGGCGTGGCTTCGTAATAGAAGCATCGGTAACAAACGGATGGGGGAGGGCGAAAGCCCTCCCCTTTTCTTTTCCTACATAATTGCATGGCAAACACCTTTGAGTTCGCAGGCATCCCCGAAGACGCGCTGAGTCGGTATCCCGAGAGGATCAACCCTCTTCTACCGTCTTACTATCGCTTCTCCATTGCAAGACTGCCGAACACCACATACTTCTGTCAGTCTGCTTCACTGCCCACAGTGACAATGAGTGAAGTAATCATGCCTACCCCGTTCATGGCAGTAAAGAATCCGTCTAAACTTGACTTTGATGAGTTGAGCATTACATTCGTGATAGACGAGGACATGAACAACTGGTTGGAGATTTTCAATTGGATGCGTTCGTCCACCAATGTGGAAAACTACGAAGAGTTCAGGAGTCCGAACACCCACCTGTCCACGGCAAACCTTATCATACTGAACAGCGCGAAGAATCCAAAAATCAATGTGACCTTTGAGGGACTGTATCCCCGAACACTAGGCTCTGTTGACTTCACATCCACGATGATTGATCCTGAGCCATTCCAATGCACCGCCACTTTTGCGTACAGAAACTACAATATTGAAATACTGTGATTCGTTATTGACTCCGTGGGTGCGTGGTGTAGACTACGCTCACGGAGAACCATATGACACTAGACGATATTCGCAAAGAGATTGAGCGTGATGTGCGGCTAGACGACTCGGCACTTGACCTAGAGTCCTTGAAGATTCCGCAACTCCACAGCAAGTACCTGAACTTCCTCACTGACGAGCGGCTAGCACTCCGAAAGGCAGAGGGTGACCTGTCTGTGCTGCTTCGCGCCAAGTGGGAGTACTACACAGGCAAGATGTCACAAGAAGAACTCACCGCCCGTGGGTGGGAACCGTTCTCCCTGAAGATTCTTCGCAATGATTTGGATCTGTACCTTGAAGGTGATGAAGACCTGAACAAAAGCAGACAGAAGACTGCGTATCTGAAAGAAAAAATTTCTCTGCTAGAAGAGATCGTGAAGGAACTAAACAACAGGCACTGGAAGATTCGCAACGCCATCGACTGGAGAAAGTTTGTGAATGGACAGTAATCTGCTGCAAGAAGACAAGTCCAATTGGTGGATTGATCGTATGCACCTACAGGATGCTTTGGTAGCGGCTCGACACAGCACAGACCCACGCACACAGGTTGGTGCAGTTCTTGTGTTGCCGTCTGCGGGTGTCGTATTGAGTGGATGGAATCACATTCCTCAAGACCTGATGTCCGCAGGGTATCCCCGAGATCCCGAGCAGAAGAATTACTGCACTGAACACGCAGAACGAGCAGTGTTGTTCAAGTGTCTTCAAAACGGCATTCCTGCCTCGTCCATGACCCTGTATTGCACATGGGCTGCGTGTGCGGAATGCTCCCGCACAATTATTCAGTTTGGAATTCCTCGCGTAGTGACTCTGCGGAGACTGGTCGAAGCCACCGATCCCCGATGGAGTGAATCTATTCGCGCAGGGCTGTCCATGATGCGCGACTGCGGCATCAAGGTTGTGGGCTGGAGCGGAGACATCGGTACTAAATACAGTATACGGTTCTCTGGTCGTACCGTAGGAAACGAGGACTTGCTCTGATGTTTGACCTTGATGTGAGCGAAGTCGATTCCGTGAATGTTCGTGTGCAGTGTGATCGCAGCATTGCCCACGAACTGTCGGATTACTTCACATTCAAGGTTCCTGGTTACAAGTTCATGCCTGCGTATCGTTCCCGTTTGTGGAACGGCGAGATCAAACTGTACAACATTCACACACAGACCATCTACGCGGGTCTTGTGGAGTACATAGAGAAATTTGCGCGTGATCGTCAGTACACGATCACCGTGCCTGCGCGTAACGAATTCAAGACCACACCCGCAGATGTACAGCGGTTTATTGAGGAGTTCTTGAATGTCACGGTGAACGGGAAAAAGGTGTCTCCACACGAACACCAAGTGAACGCCGTTCACCACGCAATGGAGCGTGAGCGGTGCTTGCTGCTGTCTCCCACAGGAAGCGGAAAAAGTCTCATCATCTACTCTCTTGTTCGGTACTACTTGAGCAAGATTCCAAAAGACAAAAAGGTACTCATCGTGGTTCCCACGGTGTCGCTTGTAGAGCAAATGTATTCCGATTTCGCGGACTACTCTTCCGAGAACGGGTGGAGCGTGGACGACAACTGCCACAAGATCCTTGGAGGACAAGAAAAAAATACGGGCAAGCGAGTCATTATTTCAACATGGCAGTCCATCTACAAGCAAACTGAAAAATACTTTGAGCAGTTTGGTGCGGTTGTTGGCGATGAAGCCCATCTTTTTAAATCAAAATCTCTTACCGCCATCATGGGAAAACTGAAGCGGTGTCCGTTTCGAGTGGGAACCACAGGAACGCTAGACGGCACAAACACCCACAAATTGGTGCTTGAAGGACTGTTTGGGCGAGCGTATGAAGTAACGAAAACCAAAGAACTCATGGAGAAGAAGATCCTGAGTGATTTGAAAATCGACTGTATACTGCTTTCGTATCCTGATATTGACCGAGAGTCTGTTCGTAGAGCAAAATATCAAGACGAGATACGCTGGATCGTGGGGTCATCGCGGCGCAACAAATTTATTGCCGATCTTGCGAACAGGCTGAAGGGAAACAGCCTGATACTTTTTCAATTTACGGCACATTTAGTACAGGCATTTCTATTCGCAGACTGGACAACATCATCTTTGCTTCTCCGTCCAAGTCTCGCATCAGAGTTCTGCAAAGCATCGGGCGACAACTTAGAGTGGCAGCAGATAAGAAAACCGCTAGGCTGTACGATATTGGGGATGACCTGTCTTGGAAATCGTGGAAGAACCACACTCTGCGACACATGAACGAGCGTATGAAGTTGTATGAGGCAGAGGGATTCGAACACAAACTGATCAAGATCCAATTGGGAGACAACGCATGAGAAGAAAAAAGAACGAATTGCGAGTCTTCAAACTTCGCAGCGGAGAAGAAATCATTGCGAAGGTTGCTGGCAAGTCCAAGGACAAGATCAAATTGCAGCGTCCCATGAGAATCGTGGAGAACTATCAGACCGACCCGTTCACGGGAGCAAAAAAGCAGTTTGTTTTCTTTACGAACTGGTTGGGTAACACAACCGAACTTGCAGCAGACATTCCGCTAGACTTCATCGTGGTTGAACTGTCTCCCGATCCCGACATGATTTCTCTGTACTCACGGCAGATGGAAATACAGGACACGAACAACACACCGCAGCCCAATCCCAAAAAGGGACTGTTTCCGAACATGAGTGAAGAAGACATCAAGAAGATGTCTGATGAGATTGATCAGAAACTTGAAGAGATGCTGAAGCAGATGGCTAGCGAAGAGCCAAAGGGAATGATTGGCGACACCGTGAAGCCAACGGAGATTGATTGGGATGCTTCCAAGCCTCCTAGTGCGCTTCCTATCAGTCCTCTTCCGTTCATGAATCCCAACATGGGCATTCCTCCCCGTATGCCTAACTCCATACTGTTCAGTGTTAGCATCCCGCAAGATATTCTTGCTTCGTGGGTTGAAAGCGGATTTATCGACTATCTGAAAGACTGTGTTCAGGATTTTGTCAGCACTGATTTCTTGGAAGAGATCATGAATGATGAAGAGGATGAGGCTCCGCAGAAGCCAAAGAAAAAGAAGAACAAGCGGGAGAAGATTTCGAAGGAAGAGTGGAACGAGCCTTCGGAAGACCTGAAGAAGAAGCCCAACTACGGCAATAGCCATGATGATTGGTCGCCGTACCTGAAGGACTACTTGCCACAGCAAGAGCCTCCAAAAAATGAAGATGGTGCTTGACAAATACTCTACATGATGGATAATGATCCGTGAAAGGAACACGATGGCAAAGAAGAAGAGTGAACACTACATTGACAACTCACAGTTTTTTGAAGAGATGCGGGCTTGGAAAATTCTAGTGGATGACGCAGACAAGAGCGGTGTGAATCACCCTCCTGTCACCCACTACATTGGCGAGTGCTTCATGAAGATTGCGGAGAACCTGTCCCGCAAGCCCAACTTCATTAACTATCCGTACCGCGATGAAATGATCTCTGACGGGATTGAGAACTGTCTGCTGTACGCATACAACTTTGATCCGTCCAAGTCCAAGAATCCATTCTCGTACTTCACGCAGATCATCTACTACGCTTTCCTTCGCCGCATCCAAAAGGAGAAGAAGCAGGCGTATATCAAACTAAAGAAGATTGAGATGAGCGATGTGGACTCGCAAATGAAGAAGTGGTTCCGTGAGAACTATTTGAAGGTGGGTGACAACTTTGAAACCCTGCCCACATTTCTGACCGAAAACGACATCAACTCGTTTGAGAAGAAGACGGGTGATACCGAGGCGGTGGTTGAGGAGCCAAAGCCAGTCAAGACCTCCAAGCCCAAGGCAAAGAAGCCGTCCACCCCAAAGCCCAAGGCAAAGCCTGCAAAGAAAG